TACTATTTTTGGTATTTTTGAAGATCTAACAAAAGAAAATACTACAATATCAGATTTATTATCTGACATAATAGTAAATATAAAAAGTTATAAAGATGAACTAGCTTCTAATATAGAAATATTAAAAAGAGAATTATCATCTGCTGAAACTTCTTTGCTTAATATACTAAGATCTGATGAAGAAAAAATAGAATCAAAACAAAATTTAGATGATTCTATAAAAAATACAAAACAATCGTATCTAGATGAGTTAAAAGAAAAAATAAAAAATGAACCTGGATTTTTAGGAAGATTAGCAAAAATATTAGGAAGTTCTTTAGGTGCAGCTGCAGCAGCAGTTTCACCCTTAGTTACTGGCGAAGCACCAAAATTAGCACCACCTAGACCAAAGTATTCTTCACGACCCGGTGAAGTGCCAACAGAAAAATCATCATCAACAACATCACCAACACCACCAAGAATAATACCAGGAAAACCAGGCGATTTTGGTATTGAGTATAGAACTAGAAAAGAGATGAGACAACAAGGTGAAAGATATGGTAGAGTTCCAGGAAACCGAACAGTATTCTTAGATTTCAATTCTGTTGGACAAACATCAAGAGCAAAGGGATGGGAAATTGTAGTTCCTGATGATATTACAAAAGAAGAACTAGAAAGAGTTAGACAAAATAGAGATGGGTTTGTAAATTTAGCAGCACAATATGGTTATGAAAATTATAGAATAAGAAGTGGTGGAAAGTATGGTCCTGGTATTTTTACTACTTCAGAAAATAGAAGAAGAAGAAATGGTAGAAGTGGAGGTGTATCTGGAACATTTCACACAGAGCCTGGGTTTGCAGGAGATCCAGGTTTTCAAAAGTTAATGGGAAATGAAAACTTTGTAAAAGATTACGCTAGATTAAATGCAGATACATTAGGAAATATACCCGGTGTAACCTTTCAAACCCCACACGGAGATAGATCTGCTCCAAGTGGAGCAAGTATGAGATTACCAGATGGTACTGTTGTTACTGAAAGAAGTTTAGCTCCTTCTATATTAGATGAAATGAAAAAATATAAGGAAGAATCTTTAAATAAACCACAACCTACATCCCCACAACCTAGATCTCAACCACAACCACAAACCACACCTCCACAATCTAGATCTCAACCACAATCTAGATCTCAACCACAGCCTAGATCTCAACCACAACCTAGGCAACAACCTAGATCTCAACCACAACCACAGACTAGAGTCCCTCAATCTAGATCTCAACCACAACCACAGACTAGAGTCCCTCAATCTAGATCTCAACCACAACCACAGACTAGAGTCCCTCAATCTAGATCTCAACCACAAACCAGATCTCAACCACAATCTAGACAACAGCCTAAATCTAAACCACAACCAAAACAGCAACCTAAACAGCAACCTAAACAGCAACCTAAACAGCAACCTAAACAGCAACCTAAAGCAAATAGGCCTGAACCTAAAATAAACCCTCAAATTAAAAAACCAAGGCCATCAGATAGAAATGGTATTTTTTCAGAAGAAGCAATGAAAGAAGCAAATGATTATTTTAATTCAATTAAAAGATACTCTGAAGGAATTAAACCCAAATCCAAGGAATCAAATTTAAAATCTAGTGGTTCTGGAAACCCCAATGATAGAAATGCTGCTACTAAAAACCCAACACCCCGATCAAAAAGAGATGCTGCTACTAAAAACCAAACACCCCCATCAAATAGAGATGCTGCAACAGGAATAAATCCAGAAACACATATGGGCGATACATAAAAAAGGGGAGCATTGCTCCCCTTAAACTTAGCTATTTGCCAGTTTTTGAAAAAACTCCAATGATTCATCATCATCGTTGTTATTACTAGTAACCTGATAATCAGTATTAGAAAATTCAGGTTGTTTAGTTTCAGGAATATCCATCTCTGGACGATATACTGGTTCTTGTTTTTGTTCCATATTAAGAACCCGCATAAGACGATCCTTCAACTGATCATAGGACTTAAAATTGGATTCATTTACAAACTCTTGCAAAGAATTTTCTGATTTCCAGATACGCTCTAGTTCAGAATCATCTTCACTCAAAGCAGATGGAGAATCAAACTCTGAACGGTCATAGTTACGATATCCTTCTACATTACGAATCTTGAGTTTGAAATTTGCACCATTCCATAAATCAAATGGGTTTACTGACTCTTCATCAGCAAACTGTGGATTCATAGCTTCATTTAGTTTTTCAAAGATTTTCTTACCATACTTGTAAAGGAATACTTTTCCTTCATTTTCTGGTTTTGCAGAATCAGTGACAACATAAATGTTACTAATAAAGTGCAAACGACGTTTTTGCTTACGAGCAATCTCTTTATCAGACTCTACACCAGAGTTCCATAGTTTTGAATTATACTCAGAAACTGGATCTGGTTTACCAATTGTTGTTAGAGAGTTTTCAATATACCAAAGTCCAGTTGGTCCTTGAAAACCGTGGTCATAAAGACGAACAAAAGGAACATCCTCTTCACTTGGAGGCGGTAGAAAACGAATAATAGCGTAGCCATTACCTGATTTATCTACTGTAGGAGTCCAAAACCGTTCATCTGCACCTTTTTTACCACTGTCTTGGTTTGCCATCTTTGAAAGTTCTGCATTGAGAGCTTCCATTGACTTTTTTCCAGACATACTTTTCAATTTAGAGAAGTCCATAGTATTTCCTTTCGAGTGTTTGAGTGTTTGAGTGTTTGAGTGTTTGAGTGTTGAATATGACTCATTTGAGTCAAGATTATATATAACATAATCATTTAAAGTAGTCAAGGACTATTTTCTTTAATTTTTCTTCATTATACTGAATAAATGGTGTATATTTTTTAATTTTTAACTCAATTTCTTCCCATATTGGTTCACCTTTTAGATTTTTATGAAAATATTTTTCACTTTTTGTCATTTTAATCAGTATACAGAGTGTTTCTAACGATATTTTGTTACCCAAATACAGTTTTAACACTATTGGGTGTTGATTTTGCTCTATTTTTAGGTTTTTATTGAAGTCATCATCAAGTTTTGATAGGTCTTGCTTAAACAAATAAGTCAAAGACTGTTGTTTCTTCAACCAAGACCTATATTCTCTCTCTGATTCTTCAGAATAGACAAGTTCTTTGATCCAACTTTTGGGATTTTTGATAAAATTAGCAATAAGGAACCCTTGAACATCTTCGTGTTTTGCTAATTTCTGAAAAAATATCTTATCTTTTCTTTTTTCGAATGATTTTTGAGTCATTCGTGACTTACCATTGTATTTTAGGTAGTCAAACCTCTTCTGAGTGAAGTGATTTTTCAATGCAATGTACATTGAAAATGCTTCGAATGGTGTCATTAGAGGGGAAGTCTTTTTGGTTTCTCTAGAATGTTCAATTCTTCTGCTTCATACTGAAGTTTTGACATCATAACTGGATCTTTTTTGATTAAACCTGCAATAAGTTCAACTTCAACATTATTTTGTTCACACCAAGAAACTACACCATCAATGTATTCAAGTTTTTTATCAATACAATATTTTTGTATTTCATTTAGAATATTTTGATGAGTAAAGTTTTCATTTAAATTTATGTTTTTCATAACAATCTCCATAGTTAAGTGGTGGGCTTCTGTTTCCAGGTGCCCACCGAACCCAGACTAGGCTGCTAGAGCATAGTCAAGAGGTGCATTATCGTTTGCAACTATTTAACGGACCCGATAACGGTGGTATCATGCCGGTGATCTAAACTTTCCCTACACTATCAGTCGATCCTATTTGCCGCCCATCAGAAGTATGATACTTCAGTCTTTCCTAGCCACGCTCCTGGGCTTTGTACTAGTCTGATTAAGGGTAAAGTCACGGTATTAAGTTATTATTACCTTAGAGTCCAAGTATCATACTTTTGGTGGACGGCAGCGGTACTGCCCCGCTGTCCTGTCTAGTTTCAAGATTGCCTCAAACAATCACAAGTATATTTATACCATATGAAAAATCATTTGTCAACCAATATTATTAAAAGAATTTAGAGAATGCCATGAATTTTGTTTTGTACATGGCATTCTCTGTTTTTGTTATGCTAGGACTAAATGAATTAATAGAACAATAGCAACGGATGCTGATAAACCAATCATCATTTTTAGAAAATCCATACCAATAAGCGGGAAAACTTTCTTGAATTTTGTTTTACCAGATAGCGAAGCAATTGCAAATTCTCGTCCTGCTAATAGACCAACAAATACCCAAGTTGTACTCATTGGAATATCGTTTACTTCTTTGAAAATATAAAGAATGACAAAATATGCAGCATCAATAAGTGTTGCTGACCTGACATATCGAGTACTATCTTTTTCAATCACAATATTTTGAATTTTACCACCACCCTCACGAAACATGAATGCAAGAGCAACAACAAAAACAAAACAAATGACAAGAAGTAAATCTAGTGAAATTTCACGTGGTAGAAACACAGCAATATTTGCAATATCATGACTCAACCAAGTGTACCATAGAAAACCAGTTGTTACCCATTGAGCAACTACCCATTTATTATGATTTTCACTATATCCTTTATCATTAATTTG